ACAAGGGTGATCGCTCCCTCTCCCGTTTTGGGCTTTCTGTACCGTTCCTGGACAATCGGCGGTCTCAGTATCATGCTGCGCTGCGGGTAATCCATCGCTGCGGTGTAATTCGAGTTGTAAATTACATTCGCCTGTCCCGTCCTGCGCCTGAGGATTGCGTTCTCGTTTGTGTTGTGTACCACGACAAAGAGGTTATGCTTCCCCATTACCCGGCATGAGTTGAAAGCCTTGCCCATAAAATCGAGGTGCGTAAACACAACATCATGCTCCTTAATTATAGATTTGGCCGTCGTAATATCGTAATTCAACACGTTAACGCCATCCTGATAGCCGTTTTGTGCGTTGCGACACAATACCGTAACATCGTTCCGCTGCTTTAGGTGTTCGTTTATATCATACGCCATCCATTCAGCCCCAGCGTTATGGGTAGGCGGGTATCCGTGTATGTACCAAAGTATCTTCACAGTAGTTTTTTTTGTGTGTCCAGTAGATTGTAATCAGAATATGCTCCTGTAAGGTCGGAATAATCCGGCCTCTGTATTGCCAGAAACGGGTTTGTTATGAAGCACCTGATCTGCTTCTGTGCAACACGACGGAGCCAGTCGTCATAAACCCCATCGAATCGGTAGTTTTCTGCGCAGTATTTTGCTCCGAGTGCGCTGTATAGGATGGCGTGTGTCGTCCATCCGCTTGTCAGTATGTTCAGATTCTTGCTGAACCTGGGGCATTCTTCCAGTACATTGGCCCCCAAATACATCATCATCCATCCGTCAGGCAGTTGTGCGATTACCTCGTAAAACTGTGCGATGGTTCCGGTAAACTTAACATCGTCCTCCAGTACCAATGTCGGCTCTGTTATCTGGCTGACAATGCGCTGCATTGACTGATTAAACCCTTCGTGCAGGTTCTGTATGCCCTCAAACACCTCAAAATTATTAATCCCGAATCGGGCCAGCTCTTCCCGTGTCGCTGCGAGGCGATCGGGGCGGGTCTTCAGATTCAGGATTACAGTTCTCATTTGAATAAAGTGTTTAACGGTTTTCGTAAAAACGCATTGCAACGGCTTATATCTGAGTAGTTTATTATATCAACGTCTTTCGGCTTATGGTCGTGTACGTGTTTTGCCTGTGTTGGGAGTAAGTTAAAATCGCCATTCATTAGCTTTTTGTCGTCGTAAAAATGACCACGCCCTCCGCAGTCAAATCCTAACAGGTTTATTCGCTTGTATCCGAGGTGAATCGCTATGTTTATAGCAGTTATCCCTGAATTGAATCCATGACAAACAAACGGATATACATCGCATCCCTTCTCTTTGCGCCATCTCCACAGTGTTACATTCAATTCGTCATGTAGCGGTGTTTCTGAGTAGGCGGCCAGAGAGTGAATCTGCCCGGTGTAGGTCTTCAGATATTCGTATTCGCTTTCAAAGAACGGCCTGTCAAGTGCTACCAACATTTGTGCAAATGGGACAGATTTAATTGCATAGTTTACAGCGATTACATCCTTACCTCTCAACTGATTAAAGTCAAACCCTTTTAAACTCGATCCTGTGCAAACGATGTAAACCATTTATTTCATTTTAGAACCGGCAGCCGGGCGGGGACACACACAGCCCCACCCCGCCGGTTGTTACGAGTCAAGCGTTATGACTATGCTGATCCCTGAGCAAGTGCTGAGGCAAAGTCGCCGTAGACAAACGCGTTCGGGCGATATACTGCCAGTGCGAGGCGCTCCTCAATAACCACAGTGATGAGGTTTTTCTGGGCGTTGTCTTCGTCCTGATCGTAGAAGTTAATGCTGGCGGTCTTCTTGTCGAATACCTGAGCGCCACGACTGAAGTCACCTACCAGAAACTCCCCGGCTCCGATGGCGGTCGTCTCGATGATCGGGACACCGTCGCACATCATGGGCATATTAGTCCACGGTGCGCGGCCAAGATAGTGATAATCGCTTCCCTTTTCAGTTTTGAGCGTCAGCACGTCGGTCGGGTGCATCAGGATAGCGGTGGCTCGGTATTCGTCGGCCCTGAGCTGGGTAGCTGCGTTCATCAGAACGTCCCACTTCGTTACGGCTGAATCGGCGAGGCTGTCCTCATATGCCTGAGCAGCAACGGTAAGGCCGTCAAATGCGGTTGAGCTGGCTACTGAGTAAAGCAGATAGTAATCTTCCTTTACCTTCAGTTTCGCGCCCCAACGGTTTACGATATAGGTCACCAAGCCGGGGATGTCGTCAAGCATTTCCTCGCTGATCTTCAGCACAGCGGCGATCTTCATCACCGGAAATGCCTTGTTGTCAAGCGTGAACTGGCTGACGCCCTTCTGCGTTCCCTCGGTCGTGGCGGTTGTTCCGTCGGTGATTGTCAGCTCAACGGGTACGTTTACGACGTTTGATGTGGTGGTTCCGGCCGGCAACAGGTTACGAATGAACATATCCCTGTCTGGATCATAGATAATGCCGGTAGGTACATACTGAGGTGCAACGGTGTCGGTGGTTGCGGTTGAAGGGGTAATAGTTGCTTTCTGAGCGTCAACGCCGTCAAGTACGACGTTCATCTTTGCCCTCTTGTCGCCTGACTTCTTGGCTTTCAGATACGATTTGAACTCTTCGCCGGTGAGTTGTTCGGTCAGCGCTGATTTGAGGTCTTTCACCTCATTTGCACTGAGGCGTTTCTTCTCGATGTTCAGCGAGTCAACGGACTTCTGCACCTCCTGCAATTTCTTGTCAAGTTCGGCGCTCAGGTCGTTGTACTGTTTTGTAAGGGTCTGGAACTCGGCTTTGAGTCCCTTTACTTCTTCGGCATTAGCCGACTGGAATTTCTCGACAGTGGCGTCAATCTCTTTTGCCAGGTCTTCCAGTTTCTTGTTTACGTCTTCCATCTTTTGATAGGATTGTTAAATTATTTTTGAATTTATCAATCGCGTCTAAAGTGGCAGACGTTGTATCTTCCGGCTTTTCCTGCGGTGCGGGCGGCTGCGTGAGCAGTGCCAATTTTTGTTTTATCTCTGTGAGGTCTGCTTCTAACCTCTTGAATGTTTCGTCTGTGAGCGTTCCGTTCCGCAGCAGGTCGTTTCCGGCCTCTATCCTGCGGTTCAGTTCGTTAATGGATTTCAGCCCGAGTGTCTGCGCCTGTTCGTTTGCGCCCCATAAAACCGAGCTAACCTCCATAAGCGCAACCTCCTGAATTACCCGGATGTCCCGGCTTTCCCTCGTTTCGTTTACGGCCTTGATGATCCTGATCCAAACTGAATGTTCGGTCATGAATCCGGCTTCATACAGCTTCAGGATGTCGTTTGCCTTGTCTGTATCCGGCATCCGGCTTTCAAAGTACAGGCCGACATTGTCCTCTTTCAGGATGTGCGGTTTACTCAGCGGATATTCAAGCCAGTGGTTGAACAAGTGCCATATCCGGTTCTTCCCGCTCGGGCCGTTCTCACTGATCGTTTTTAGGTACGATCCAGGCTGGATGATGTCGTCGTCGGAATCGATATTGCCGAACACTGAAGCGTGCGCCACTACTGTGCGCGTCTTCATATCGACATCTTTAACTGTGTTGCTTACCGATTTACCGATGTAGGTTGGCTGATCCATGTTTGCAAATATAGGTTATTAAAAAAGGTTTGTCAAGTGTTATTATGAATTAATTATATCCTCGTATGTCAGCGCCGGGACGATGTTCAGCGCACAGCGGCAGTTTATTACGTGTTCAGCCCCTCCTGCCTCGTCGCCTGGATACATCATTTCAACCCCTCCGACATTAAACGGCTGATCGTTCTCGATCGGCGGAGTTCCGGCCATCGCTGCATGATCCTCCCTGCTGTTACTGTCAACTATCGGGAGCCACTCTTTACGTGTCGGTATGCCTGCATTCTTGCCGCCTTCCAACGTGCCGAGATTACTCGCTTTGATGATCTCGGTGCGGGCGATCCGCTCGGCCCGGTATTGGTTTGAGTAACCGATTTCTTTCTGAATCTGCTTTGCCGTGTTCCATATACTCAAACCTTCGCGTCCAGCCTGTTCAACGACACGCTGAACGGTAGCGATATAAACCTCTTTTGTCGTGTTCGTTATCCATGTGATTTTCTGCCCTAACTTGGTGCGGGCAAACTGAACAAAGAACTCCTCCCAGAAGTCTATCTCAATCGGGTCTGGTGCTGATTTCTTCGCATTCACATCTTTAATGGTCATTTTTGCGAAATCTGCACCAACTCGGCGGTAAATCTTGGCGAGTGCTGCGATCATCGGGTCGTGATCCGGTTCAGCCTGTGCCGCTGTGATCAGGTCGCCGTAGTTCTGCGCTGTACTGATGCGGTGCATGTAGTCTGCAAGGTAGCCGTTTAGCACCCTCCTGATCTCGGCCTTTGCTGATCTGGCGTATTTGTTGCGCTTGTATTCGTGCGGGATCATAGGCTCAAATCGTTACCTGTGTTACCTAACTCAACGCCAGGTATAAAGTTAGCCGGGTACAGTATGGCATCCATCAGCGGGTCGTCTGATTCAGGAAGCCCCATCATGCCGCGCTTCTCGTTTCCTGTCAGCCAGTATGCTGAGGCAAGCGCCGTTGTCATGCTCTGAACGTCGGCATTCAGCTCAGTGATTACCGAAGTGTCATACCCCATCACAGCCCCAGATTCAAACAGCGGGACCAGCGCATAGTTCATTTTACTGACGAAACTATCGAATATCGGCATTACACAATCGGTGTATATTGCCTTGCGTGCCTCCTTGTAATTGTCAAGCGTTGCGGCCTCGCCACTGAACAGGTGAATCGGGGCGTGGTAGATATTGCAGACGTCCTGCAGGCTGTACTTCATCAGCTCGATCACGTTCATGTCAACGACGGAATAACCCATCTTGATCCATTGCAGCGGTGAACGGTGGAAGAGTATCTTCATGTAGTTCTCTGCGCCGCCGTACTTCCGCGTCCATTTCGCATCGAGGTTCTGAATCTGCTCAAGCGTGTATTCGTGTTCTGCGTTCTCCGATCCGGTCAGTATACCAGCAGGCGCCCCGTGAGTGTAGGCTCGATTCAGTGCGGTATATCCCTGATTACTCGCCTGTATCGTCAATAATGCGGCCTGAAGCGGTGACTGCCCGTAAAGCTGACCGCCGGAGCTGTCATATCCAGGGTTGAAGTACCTGTCATGTATCACAGATTCAGCGGGTATCTTAACGTATGCCCCTGCGCCGATGTTGATCCGGTAGCCGGTTACCGGTTCGGTAATCCCGCCTCCGATGATCTCGGTCACGTGCGCCGGGAGTAGCCACATCTCAATTGGTTTGCCCTTGTTCAGCCCTGCATCCGGCGCGATCATATATACGTAAACATTCCCGGTAAGCAGCTTCCATCCTGCATAAGCCTGAATAAACTCCTCCCAGCTCTGCATCGGATTAGGACGTGCCAGCAGATCAAGCAGGGGTGATACGGTGATCGGTTCCTCGTTGCGTTCTAACGTCAGCTGTATACCTGTGCATCGGTCGAGTATTGCAGACACGACGCTGTACACGTGGATATTACCCTTGTATCCGTCGTTTACATAATTCTCCACGTTCGCATCGAGTAGATACGGCTGCTGTCCTGTAAATGTATAAAGCGCCCTGTTGAGTAGGTTCTCAAGTGCGGGCGCCTTGCTGAATAGTCTTTTAAATATGTTCATCAGTACACGAAGTTTTCAATTTTCTTCTTTATTAAGGTTGTTATACCGTAACCAATCGCATCGATGCAGTGGTTGTTCTTATCTTCCAACGCCGGCAGTATGTCTCCGGTTCGCTTCTCAGTTTTGTACGAATATAGCCGGAACTCCTCAGCGGTGTGTTTGCATTCCGGGTGAATGATGATCTGCTCAAAGTTTCGCATAAAGGAAACACGATCCTCAACGCAGCCGGGCCACTTCTCCGCAGCCTTGATCTTAAATCCTGCCCTGCTCATGTAGCTGATCAACTCGGGTCTGGCATTATCAGCCCGGATCACATAGGCGCGGCTGTTCTCTACCCTGTCGAATAGTGCCGGAGTGTCGTCAATCTCACAGCCTACTTTGTACGCTTCGTTGCGGATGTACAGCGTTCTGCCTTTGATGTACAGCCTGACTAACGTCGTCGGGTCTGTGCTGAATCCCCAGTCAGCGCCCTGAATCGGGGCGCCGTAGTCCGGCGTGACCTCGAACGATTCGATCCTGAACTTGTCTTTGAAGACCTGAGCGTTGCTGTGCTGCCTGACCTCTCCAAGCCAGATATGTGCATAATCGTCATAGCTTACCCGCCGCTGATATTCTGCTTCGTCTTTCGCCTCTTGCGGACAGAATATGTTTTGCAGATAGTTGACCTTTTGCAGATAGGTGCGGGGAGGTGTGTTCAGAACGAACCTCTGATAAACCGGGTCGGTGATCAGATCAGGGTTGAATGTGATATAT